TGGTCCAATTATCAGTCCTATTGAGCCAACTGAGCAAAGTGATGGCACTCCGATTGTGTATGGAGATCTTTGGATTGATACCAGTAACTTAGAAATCTATCCGGTCATCAAGCGTTGGGACAATCAGACTGGTGCAAATCGTTGGGTGACTATCGACAACACCGATCAAACCACCAGCAATGGTGTGCTGTTTGCTGATGCACGCTGGGCACCAAATGGCACAACTGATCCAGTAGGTGCCAACTATCCCACTATTGTGAGTTTGTTGACCAGTGACTATCTTGACTTAGATGCACCAGTGGTAAGCATTTATCCTGAAGGCATGTTGCTGTGGAACACACGTCGCAGCGGATTCAACGTCAAGAATTTCCAAAGCAACTATTTTAACGCAAATGACTTCTCAGTCGACCAGTACACCTCCACAACCAGCTATGCAGTTAATAACAAAGTGCTGTACAACGGTGTGATTTATGTTTGTATCTTAGCTAGTACTGGAAATGTTCCGACTAACACAACATACTGGTCTGAACTGGTAACAAATGCCTGGGTAACAATCAGCGGCAACCAGAATGACGGTAGCCCGTACATGGGTCGCAAGGCTGTGCGCAATGTAGTGGTTGCTGCACTCAAGAGTGGTATGGACACACAAGAAGTATTGCGTGAAGAGCAGACAGCATTTAACTTACTTGCTTGCCCGCAGTATCCAGAGTTGATCATTAACATGGTTGCACTCAACAATGAGCGTAGCAATACAGCATTTATTGTCGGTGATACACCGCTGCGACTTGGCCCGTCAGGTAATGAACTTGTTACTTGGGCAACCAATGCTGGTGGCCTGGGTAACGGTGGCGAAGCCGGTATCACAACTAGCGATCCGTACTTGGGAGTGTTCTATCCGAGCTGCCAAACTACAGACCTAGGTGGATCACCTGTTGTTCAACCTCCAAGTCACATGATGCTGCGTACAATTGTACGCAGTGACGAAGTGGCATATCCGTGGTTGGCACCGGCTGGTGTGCGTCGTGGTATAGTTGACAATGCCGGACTGATTGGTTATATCAACTCACAGACTGGCGAGTTCCAGACAATCGCAACTGGACAAAGTGTTCGTGACATTCTGTACGAAAACAAGATCAATCCAATCACATTCATCCCGGGTGTTGGTATTGTCAATTATGGTAACAAGACCGAAGCTGCTGTGGCATCTGCTCTGGACCGTATCAACGTTGCACGTTTGGTGGCATTTGTGCGTGGTCGACTGAATGAGATTGGTAAGACGTTTGTGTTTGAGCCGAATGATCAGATCACACGCAATGAAATCAGCAATGCTATTCAGAGCTTGATGGTTGACCTGATTGCCAAGCGTGGTATTTACGATTACCTAGTTGTGTGTGATGAGTCTAACAACACACCGGCTCGTATTGACCGTAATGAACTATGGGTTGACATCGCAATTGAACCAGTCAAGGCAATTGAATTCATCTACATTCCATTACGAATCAAGAACACCGGCGAGATAGCTGCCGGAGGTTAAGCCCGATACACCTGCTGGTAATGTTAAAAACATTATTAGCGGTGCCGTTAAACACGAAAACGGGGCATTTGTGCCCTGTTTTTTTTGGCCAGTTTGGCCATAAATAATATTATAGGAGATTTATAACATGGCTATTTCATCACTTACCAGAATGACAGTTCCGCTGGCAAGCGACCAATCATCATCGACTCAAGGGTTGTTGATGCCCAAGTTAAAATATCGCTTTCGGGTGCTATTTGAAAACTTCGGGGTCGCTACACCACGTACTGAACTTACCAAACAAGTTATCGACTTTACTCGTCCTTCAGTGTCGTTTGAAGAAATCACAATTGATATTTACAACAGCAAGCTATACCTTGCTGGTAAGCACAGTTGGGAAATGGTTACTGTCAACTTGCGTGATGATGCTTCGGGCAACGTGACCAAGCTGGTTGGTCAACAACTGCAGAAACAGCTGGACTTCATGGAGCAAGCCAGTGCTGCTTCGGGTATTGACTACAAGTTTGTTACCAAGGTTGAAATGCTTGACGGTGGTAATGGTGTTGCTCAACCTGTTGTGCTAGAAACTTGGGAACTGTACGGTTGCTACTTGCAAAACGTCAATTACAATGACCTGAACTACGGCAGCAGCGAAGTGGTTACAATCAGCATGAGCATCCGCTTTGACAATGCTGTACAGGCACCGGTACAAGGTGGTGTTGGCACCTCACTGGGACGCCTGGCAGGTGATGTGGTCACCGGTGTTTCGAACGTTACAACCGCGTAATAATCACTTATGGCCTTTGGTCAGGACTTTCTCAACGGATTCTTTGGGAATGAATATCTCAGGGACTATACGCACGCCAGCAAAACGTTTCGAACAAACGGGTATGCAAATAGTCCTAGACTCAAATTTCTTTTCCACGTATACTTTACCCTTGACACGGTAGGTATACCTATGTTGAGAAATGCCTTTAGTTCAGGTGAAAACTCTACCATTGGCCTGTTAGTTAAAAACATCGATCTACCAAAGTTCACGATTGATACTGAGATTCTCAATCAATACAATCGTAAACGAGTAATACAGAAAAAGATCAATTACGATCCTATCAGTGTAGCATTCCACGACGATGGCAACGATTTGATTCGCACCTTGTGGTACAACTATTATTCTTATTACTACAAAGACCCAACACAGCCCTATAATGGAATAGCCACTACTGCCGGAACATCAGGTCCGATGCAGACCCAACCAACCGGATTTAACTACAACGGCCGTGATATCTACGACAAGACTCGTGCAGTGGCCGATTGGGGCTATGTCGGCGAAAGCTACAACGACGGCACTAGCTCGACCAACGGTAAGCCTAGCTTTTTCCGTGACATCAGTATCTACGGATTCAATCAACACAAGTTTGTTCGCTATGTGTTGATTAATCCGGTAATCTCCCAATGGAGTCATGACCAGTATGACTATTCCCAGGATGCCGGAGTCATGGAAAACAAAATGACCATCCAGTACGAAACTGTTAAGTACTACTCGGGCGCGATTGGATCGGCTAGACCAGACACTAATGTTGTTGGTTTTGCTGATCCCAATGCATATGATCAACGATCAAGCCCGTTAGGCCGCCTGGGCGGTCAAGCCAGTATTATTGGCCAAGGCGGAATAGTATCCACAGGAATTGGTATCATAAACGACTTACAAGCAATCACACAGGGCACAGGCGGACTAAGCAATATTATTGGTGCAGTGCAAAAAGCAGATACTTTATACAATGCATTTAAGGGAAAAAATCTTCAATCTGTAGTTGCATCAGACGCACTTGGTATTGCAAAAAATGCTGCCTCGATTCTAGGACAAGGTCTAGCCGGTCAGGCTCGGAGTACTTTTAATTTCCCCAGGCCATCGTTTGGTACTGCAGGGCCCACAAGCCCTGCAACAGGTGGTGCCGCAGCCTTTAACCCCGGGGCCTTTACTGGCGGTTAAATTATGGAATCTTCAATTAATGTACCTAATCAGAACATTGACCTAACTGTACGGGTGTTTGATAGTTTTTATGAGTTCGGGGTCGATGTTGATGCAAACACTTACGACGTGGTCAACAGCTACTTTGAATCTGTGTGCGCGGACAAACAGATTGCCAGGAGTTTTACAGTAAGTTTGTTTAGAATCGCTGAACAAACCAAAGTACCAGTGCTGTCGTTGTTGGCTCAGGTTGGTGGCCAGTCACCGGGCACACAGACAGAAATTCAGTTATCGAACACCATGGTGTATTATCTCAATGGTATACGTAGTCCAGCAACATTATTAGGACTCAATGGCGCCATCACCCCGAACTACTGGGCCGCCCGTAACGTACTGCTATGAGCAAGTTTGCGCAAGGGGTGTACAAGGTCACCAATCGAGCAAAATATGTAGGCAAGCGTGAGCCCAGGTATCGATCAGGCTGGGAACACAGCTTTATGACCTTTTGTGATCATAACGATCATATCCTACAATGGGCCAGTGAATCAATTAGTATTCCGTATCTTAACCCGTTGTCGGGCAAGATGACAATATACATTCCAGATTTCCTCATCACATACCGTACCCGCGATGACCGGATGTGTGCAGAGGTAATTGAGATCAAGCCAAAAAAACAAAGTGTAATTGAATCTAAACAATCTTCCCGTGACCGTGCTGTTGTGGCAGTGAATTACGCCAAGTGGGCTGCTGCACAAAAGTGGTGTGCACGAAATGGGCTTGTATTTCGCGTTATTACCGAGGACGACATGTTTGCAAACGGTCGGAAATAATGCGGTAAATATCCGCATGACCAGGAAACTTGAGGCGTTATTTGACTTACCCCGCGACCAGGATAGTAGTGCTATTGAACCAGGTGTGCCCGCTCACACTGATGATATACAAACACGACTAGCCATTCTCCCCGAAACATTAGATGCACTGGACAAGATTGAAGCAGCCTTGCCGGCAGTGCGAGGCCTTGAGTCCAGCGACCAAGAGATGGATGACCTAGCACTTAAAGCCACCGAAAGCTTTGACAATCTAATGGACCTGGGCATGAATGTTGACAGCCGTTATGCATCGGAAATCTTCAACGTGGCAAGTCAAATGCTAGGCCATGCTATCACAGCAAAGAATGCCAAGCTTAATAAAAAGCTCAAGATGATTGAGCTACAACTCAAAAAAGTTAAACTGGATCGAGACCTGGCTGGAGACTCTGTAGAGCATCCTACTGGCCAAGGCCATGTACTTGACCGTAACGAACTACTGCGTCAGATACTAGGGAAGAATAATGTCTGACGCAGTAGCTGATACTCGTCGAGT